ATTTTCCACTTGTACCAACTGGTACTGGCGAACCTCCACGATACATTATGTTATCTGACTTTCTTTTTAGATTTTCCAATCTCTTTCTATTTTCCCAAATTGAAAGTTCTTCAAATTTTACATCAGGGACACTGATTCTTCTGTTTTGAGTTTCTTTACAGACATAAAACTTCTTGTTTGCTGGAAAATAATAAACATTTCCTTGTATTGCTTCATTCAAAGGAAATTTACCATCTTCTTTGCCAACAGCAGCAACAACTCTATCTTCAATTTCTTGTGCTGTTCCATCATATTCACCTTTTTGAGTGTAATTTGCTTCTAAATACTCTTTTGTTATATATAAATCTTTACCATCGTTATGAACAACAACAGATCCTGTATTTGATGAAATTAAATTTATTTTTACTTCCATTCTGTGAGGTCCATCTGCTTCAGGTGGAATCCAAGAAGTCTCATCTCCATCATTCATATAAAAATATAGAACTTCTACTCCTTCATCTAATACATATATTCCTGTTTCTCTAGGGAAATAGCCTTCTTCTAAAGAAACATTATCTATAACAGTTGTTAGTACTACAGCATCTCCTTTTTGTTCTTTACTTAATATTGATTTTTCTATTTTTATATTTTTAATATCAATTAAATCAGCAGGATTTTCATTATCTATCAGTTTTCCATCTCCAAATTTCATTTTTGTAAATTGAATAGGAGTAGAACTAGCCTGACTTTTTGCAAGATATGCTCTTCCTTTTTTTGTTAATCCACTAAATTTCATTTTACAATCTCCTTTCTAATCTGTTTGTATGCTCCTAAGAATAGATTTTTCTTTACGTCTATATCTTCTCCAGCATTAACTCTTTTTCCACTTATAAATACTTCTTTGTATCCTAAAACATGATATTCGTATTTTTTTTCTTTCAACAAATAAAAAGCTTCTAATATACTTCTAACATTTTTATACTCTTCTATAAGAGATAAAACATTTTTTAACCAATCCCTCTCCTTACTTTCATTCACTGTTGTAAGCCTAAATGTAAAAGGTCTCCCTGCATACTCAAACCATTCTTCAATTTTTATTTCATAATTTAAATTTTTTAATTGAAAAATTACAGCAGTCTTAGTTCCTTTTTTTGAATGAACCCAATATGCAGACTTTATTAATTTTATTTTGATTTCTCTGTCTAAGTCTACTCTATATTTATCTATATTAAAAAACCAAGCAATTTCATCTAAAACATTATCTTCTTGTACTTCAAGATTATAAAAAAGTGCTAAAGTTTCAATTTTATCTACAATATAAGTTTTAAAAATTTTTTCAATGCTCTTAGAAAAGGCTGTTAGATTTTTATATTTTTTTAAGTTCTCAGGAAATATTGCTGTGTAACTTGCTCGCTCTAACTTATTCATCTTCCTCACCTATATACTTTATGCTCTTAGTCAGTTCTTTTGCTACAGTATCTTTTTCTATTTTTTGAAAAGCAGGACTTGTTATTTCTATTCTTTTAGCTCCTGCTAATATTATTAATTGTGTTAATTTATTTGGATTTATATCTCTTCCTAGTTTTTCTTTTTGCCAATAAATATATTCATTGAAAGCTGCTTCTACTTCTTTTTTTACCAAAATAGGGTTATCCCCTTTCTTAGTCCAATATTTAATGTCTATGTTATACGATTGTACTTTTGGTTTTTCTATTTCAATTTTATCTGTCAAAGGTCTTACATCATCAGCTAATTTTTCTTTAATTTTTTCTAATATTTCTTGACTAGGTAATTCTCCATTTTTCAACAATGGAATAATTTTTACAACTCCAGGTGTTGATGGAGGGGTATAAATATAAGAATCTTTAATATCTTGGTGTGATGTTAATGTATAATACTGATAAGCACCATGAGGTCCTGCTACTGAAAAGGCTCTAGGTCTTAATCTTATTCTATTTCTATAAGCATCATCATCTTCTCTATCAGCACCACCAGATGTTTTAGTTATATTTGAAACTGATAATAAGTAAGGGACATCATCTACAATTGTAGCTATTTCTCCTGTTTCAATTTCATTTCCTATTAATCCAGGTACTAAGCATTTTACTTTTCCTACTACTGTTCTTTTTCCAGGTTCTAAGACTATTGTTTCGATACTTTCGAAATATAGATTACCTTTTGCTATCTTGTGTCCTTTTGGTATTATCTTTCTTTCGTCAAAAATTTTAGAGAACGTATATTCTACTGAACATTCTGCTCCTTTTTCTATTATTCTTGAAACATCTACAAGTGCACCCAGAGCATCTAAATATTTTCCTTGTGAATATTGAAGCAAATTCATTTTTCCTATAAAATTCATATAATCTTTAGATACACATACCAAATATGTAACCCAATCAATAAAATCTTCAGCTGGATCTCCTGCTGAAACTTTCGTATTCATGATTTCTTCGTATCCATTTTTTAGTTCTTTTTTTATTTGATTTGTATCAAAATCTATAAATTTAAACTTATCCATCTTTAACATCTCCAATTACAACTATTTTAATTTTAGCCAATTCTTGATTTTCTAATATTCTTATATCTTCTACATTAAATCTAGGTTCTTCTCTTTCAATTTCTTCCATGCAATCTGCTATAATTTCTGCATTAACTATATCAATAGGTTCATCAACATAGTTAAAATTAATTCCTTTTTCTCTAGCTAAAACAATATTTCCTCTTATTCTTGATATAATATTTTCAATATTTTGAATAATTTCTTCAGTTCTATTTTTTATAAATTTATAATTTCTTTCTTTTGAAGAGTCTACATATATTTCCATTAGTTATACTCCTTCAATTCTATTTTTAAATCCATTTTAGTCGGAACTCCAAAAGCATTATATCCTTTAGGATCTTCTCCTATACTGGTAATAACATAATTCCCAATCTTTTTTCCTCCAAGTATAAGTCTTAAAACTTTTCCTTCCTTCAAAAAAGTTTCTAACTTCTTTTTTTCTTTATCTACATTTACTTTGAAAAAACGATTTAAATGGATTGAAAAACTTATGTTTTCGAGCTCTAATCCATCAAACTGTATTTTGGGTTTTTCTCCAATAATTTTATGTTCTATCCATCTTGAAGACATACTTCTTGAAAATGAATTATATGTCTTTGTGTAGATTGAACTTGTAAAAAATACATAATTTCCTAGACTACCAACTATCATTCAGGACCTCCTGTTTTATCTCCACCAGCTTTTACTTTGCTATGGGAATGAGATTTTAAAGATATCCCACTTGCTGTAACATCTTTACTAGCATCTAATTTTCCTTTTATATTTACAGAACCATCTATATCAATATCCCCAACAATTTTAGTTTTTGGACATTCTATTTTTATGCTTTGAGCAACTATTTCTATTTGATTTTTACAATTTATATATAACTTAGAATTATTTTCATCATATGAAATTATAGTTCCATCATTAAAAACAGTTATTTCAACTCCTGCTCCTGCTCCAGCTGGTACAGGTGTTGCTTCATCATATCCAGAACCTAAATAAAAACCATTGAAAGTATTTTCAGGAAATACACAAATTCCAACTTCACCAATCTTAGGAAATGAATAATGTTTTGTTCCTTCTGTTCTTCCTTGTAAAACTGGAATTTCTACAGAAGGAATATCAATATCTTCAAACGTTACTTTTATAGTTCCTTTTTCAGGAAAGATGCTTGATACAGTTCCATACCTAATCATTTTCCACCTCAAACTCTATTATTTTATGAATTTCAGCATTTATTTTATAAGATAAAAAATCAATTTTTAAATCATCTATCATATATTTTCCAGAGAAATTTCCAAAATCATTTAAAATAATTGCGTCTCCAACTGATATTAATTCACTTGTTCCCATAAAAGATATATTTCCTTTTATTTCTCTTTTATTTTTATCTCTTAAAGCTTTTTTAGCTATTTCTAGTAGTTGCTTTTCAACTTCTTGAGCATTCTTACCAGTTACTTGTTTATCCTCATTTATAAATAAGTTTCTTTTAGTTTGCTTTTTATATGAGTTCCTATTTTTTATTTTAAAAGTTTTTTCTATTTTCTTTTTTTTCTTGTAGTTATAATAACTTATGGTACAACTCGAATAGCTATCAGTATCTTCTGTTGAAAAACTATAACTCTCTAATTGATTTTTAAAAAATATTTTCTTAGCTTCTTTTTTTTCATATTCTTCTTCTTCAAAAGCTATAATTTTGTTATCAAATAATTTAAGATTTATTCCAGCTTCTTCAGATAATTTTTTTAGAAAATCAAAGTCAGATTGTAACTTTTGTTCTATTCTTTGATATTTTCTATTAAAAGAAATTTCACAAATAGCTTTTATATTTCTTTTCTTTGCAATTTCATTAAAAATTGTTTTATATGTTACATTTTCCCAAACTTTATTTTCTTTTTTATCAACAATATCTGAAGCTATATCAAATGAAATAGCTTTTATATTAACTACATCAGGAGGACCACTAAAATCTACAGTATCTATATAAAACAATCCCATATCATGTGTGATTATTTCCAAATCCTTTTCCCAATGTTTTAATGTTAAGGTTGCTTTGAGTGTTTCTCCTTTTTGTGGCATCCACGATGATATCCATAACATATCCCTATTCTCTAAAGTGAGCTCTAGTGTATCTAGTTGATTTATAGAGTCACTTTGAGAACATGAAGTAAGTTGACTATGAATTTCTTTTGTTATATTTTTACCTTCATAAATTATTGTTATTTCTGTTCTTCTTGCATTTTCATTTTTTTTTGTAAAATCAAAAATATCTACATTTTTAAAATCAATTTCCATACTATCTTCTCCAAGGAGGTAAATTAGAGTCTTTCATATCAATTTTTTTGTATTTTATAACTATCCCTGCTGGAAAAATAAAATACTCTGAATATTCTTCGTTCCATAAATTCAGGTAATGAATAAATTTTGAATTTTTATATAACAGATATGAAATTTTATCCCATGTATCTCCATCTTTCGTTGTATAAGAAGCCCATTTATCTTCCATTTCCTCTCCTCATATTTTCTCTTTCATATTTTTTCATCATATTTTTAAATTCATTAAAAGCTTCATCTCTATTTTTTCTTAATGTACTATCTAGATCTTTGCTATCGTTTGCATAAATCACTGGTGAATATGTTAAGTTAAAAGAACTAGAGTTATTTCCATTTTCATATGCTCCTATTAATCTTCCAGTCTTTTCCCATAAATTTAAACTTCTTTGACTGTTATCATGTGGAATAATTGACTCAGAACTTCCACCTTCTCCAACCCAAGCGAGAGTAGGTGAATTTACAATTCCTCCTAATGCAAATTGCGGAATGTCTCCTCTTCCACCATATGAATATGCTTTCCCATTGTTTTGTGGAATATCTCCTCTTCTTCCTGGAGGTGCTTTCTTTTCATCAATAAACAATAGTTTTTTACCCCAACCGATTGCCTTATCTATTCCATCACTTATTTTTTTAAATATTCCTGTAAAAAAATCGGCTATTGCCATTCCCGTCTCTTTAAGGTTAGTCCATTTCTCATCTATCCACTTAAAAACACTTCCTAAAATTTCCATTGATGAAGCTTTAAAGTTTTCCCACTTTAAAACAATATTGGTTACCGTGTTAGCTATCTTTTCTTTTAGCTCTCCAGCTTTTTCTTTTATAGTATCCCAGTTACGATATACAGTTATTCCAGCTTTTGCTATCCACCCTAAAGGTCCCATAAGAAACCAAAACTTATCAATAAGTCCAACTACTTTATCTTTTAATTCTATTGCTTTGGCTTTTACAGTATCCCAGTTTTTATATAGTAAATAACCTGCAGCTATTAGTGCTATAATACCTGCTATTATCCATGTAATAGGACTAGCTAGTACTGTCATACTTAAAGCTTTGAAACCTTTTGCAACTTTTCCAACTCCACCTATTAATTTTTTTCCAACAGATAATATTTTTGTTCCAAATGCGTGTTCTGTCATAAATCCTGCTATTTTCATGTAATTAGAATATAAACTTATTCCACCTGAGATAAGTTTTAAAGCAGAACCAAAACCTAATAACGCAATAGAACCATAACCAAAAATTTTCATGAATGTCTTGAAACCTTCTGGGTGTAGTTGTTGAAATTCTGTTATTTTTGTTAATAAATTTGAGAAACTAGTTATTATCTTATTTATTTCTGGAAGTAATAGTGCTCCTAACTGACTTCCTGCTATGCTTAATTTACCCATTGTTATTGCAAGTTGGTTTTCAGTAGTTCCTCTTTTTATATCGGCTTCCTTATCAACACTTCCTTTAGCTTCATCTCCATTTACTTTGTCTAAATTTTCTTTTAATCTATCTGTATTATTTAAAAATTTAGATGCTGCATCTAAACCTTCTTGACCAAACAGTTGAGTTAAAATAGCTACTTGTTTATCTTCTTTTTGTTCTTTTATCTTATTTAAAACTAAAAATAGAGCTTTTTCACTGTCTTCTTGTGATAATTTAGCTAATTTTTCAGGGTCTATTCCTAAATATGCAAACATTTCTAACTGATTTTTTGTTGCAGATTTACCTTTATTTAAAGCTACAAGTATTTTTCTTGCACCAGTTGCTGCAACTTCTGCTTCCATTCCTTGTTCAATCAATGAAGCTCCAAGAGCTGTAACTTGTTTTTCTGAAAATCCTGCTACTTTCCCAATACTTCCTATTCTATTTACAAAATCTGTTATAGCTGGAGCACTTGCTCCTGTTTTATCTCCTAAATAATTTATTCTATCTGTCAGTTCAACCAGTTCATCATAAGTTAAACTTAAAGAATTTTTCATATTAAATAAAGCACTTGCTGCTTCTTCTCTATTCATATCAAAAGCCATTCCAGTTTTTGAAGCGAGCTCTATATATTTAATAGCTTCATCCTTATTTAATCCTGTTTGACCTGCATTGGCAGCTGCTGCATATAATTCATCAAGTCCTATTGCTATTTTCTTTTCAGTAATAATTTTATGTAATTCTTTTTTAAAATTTTCCTCTTCTTCCTTATCTTTAAAGTCAAATTGTTTTTTTACTGCTGCAAAATTACTCTCAGCACTTATTGCTTGTTGTACAGGCTTGTATAATAATCCAACTCCAGCTGCTCCAGCTTTAATAGATGTCCCACCTATTTTTGAAATCTTATCCCCTATTTGTTTAGAAGATTCAGCTTTTGCAAACTTTTTACTTGCTTCAGCTGCTCTATCTATTTCTTTTTTTAGTTCTTTATATTTTTCAGTGGTATTACTTAAATCTACTTTTTTATCTCTTAATACTTTAGCTGTTTCTCTTACATGCTTTAGCTCAGCTGAATAAGACTTATTTAAAGAATTTAGTTTTTTTTCTAAGTTCTGTAATCCTTTTGCATTTTCGGCTGTTTGATTTTTTTCATCTTTCATACTTGCTTTTAGTTCAGATATAGCTAATTTAGTCTTTTTTATAACTTCAATTTTTTCTTTTAATGCTTTTTTATCTTCGTTATATCTTCCCAATAATTGTTGAGTTCTTTGTAATTTTATAATCTCTTGATTAAGTCCAGAAACACCTTTACTTGCAAGTGAAAATGTTTTAGCAAATCCTGTTCCTAGTGCTGCTCCTATCCCAAAAGAAATTCCAATTTCTTTCATAAATCCTCCAGACAATAAAAAAACCACTTATCTTTTTTTGATAAGTGGTTTAACTTTATCTTTTATTTTTTAAAAAATTAATTTAAGTATGCTAAGTATTGCTATAACAAAGAGTACAAAAACAATTAGAAAAAATGGTGCAACATAGTTATACATGATAAACCCTATTGCCAAAAATATTATTAATGGAATAAGTTTTGAAAATATTTTTTTTATATTTTTTATAGTTATCCCAGCTTCTGCAAAATTTTTCACAGCTTCTTTTCTATACTCATTTGATATTGCTTGTTGTTTATTATACCAAGTTTTTATAGCTTTTAACATACTCATCACCTCTTGACAGTATTCTATAATAAATCTTGTCAAAAAGCAACCACTTATTTATATATGTGCTTGTTTTTCAAGAATTTCTCCCATATCAGTTGTCCATTCAAAGAATTCATGGAATGAAATATTTAGAAAAAATTCTATTCCTGATTTACTTTCTTTGCTTAGGATTAAGATTGTTTTTCTAAGATCTTTGAAACTAGTGCTTCTAATCCCAAGCCATCGAACAAACCCTTAACTTGATTTGTAACTTCTAAAAACTCACTTCCAGAAAGTTTTTCTACTAAATCATCATAAGAACAATCTAATATTTTAGTTGCTAATACTGTCAAATAATGTTTTGATTCTTCCATTCCACCTTGTGGAAATATTCCACCCATTAATAAAAATTCTTTTTCTGCTTCTAAAAGATGTCTAGGACAAAGCATGTCTCTTGTTATATTTATCTCCGATATTTCTATCTCTTTATCATCTTTTTTACATTTAATTTTATTTTTTATTCTTACCATTTTTCCTCCTACATTCCTATAGCATCTCTAACTTCTGCCAGTAAATCTTCTCCGTTTACATTGAAAATCATATTAATTTTATCTATTTCTAGAACAGTTTCATTATCTACTTCAACTTTTAAATAAGCACATGCAAATTTTTGGTTAGAACCAGAAGGTTTTCCAACTTCTAATTTTCCTAATCCTAAACTTTTTGGAACTACTCTTGTAGATATTTTTAATCTACCTTTATTTATCTGCCCACCACTCATATCAGTAGATTGAGTTGCTGCTCTAAATTCTAAAGCATACACTTTTTGAGAAAACGTTTTAAAGTTATCTTTAATTAATGTTCTGAAATTCATTCCAATTTCAAATGCTGAAAAATGCCCTAATGTTGGTGAATCTATTTCTCCAGCAATACCTGCCCCTGAAATTGTTTCAGACATAAATTGTATATCTGGTAAATCAACGTCAACTAAAGCTGTTGGTGACATCTCCCCATCTATAAAACATTTATAATTTATTATCTTTTCAGGGATTATTCCGATTGTTTTAGCCATTTTTACCTCCTAAAATAATTTTTCATAATATTTAACATCAATTTCTAAATCAAATTTAATTTCTTCAGCTGGTAGAGCTGGTGTATAATATAGCTTAAATTTTATTTTTCCATCAATTAAACTAGTTTGTGGGTTGTCTTCTCTTCTAAATTCAACTCTAGCACCTATTAACTTTCCAGCTGAAACAAGACCATTTAACCAAATGTTAATACTATCTGTTACTGTTTCTATTAATACCTTGTTTGTTGGCTCATCAATTTTTTGCCAATATGTTAATACAAGAGAATTTATAACCCAGTTAAACATCATTCTACTTACTATAAATGAATCTTTAGGATCTGATACTGCTGGGTAACAAGATGTTCTATTCCCCCAAAATCTCCATCCACCAATCCAATTTATAACTGTAGAAATTCCCTGACTATTTAAGTAGTTAGCTTCATCTAATCCTAATCTTATAGGAGTTCCATCAAGAAGAACTGCTCCATCACCTTTTATATTTTTGTTTGAAGGTGATTTGAATGGTATGTCTTCATTATCTTTTGCTAGCATTTGAATTAATGCTGCTTTTTGAGTAGATATATTATATTGTTGTTTTCCTAAAGAAATTTTTGGCCAGCTTACATCTAAGAAAGTTGATGAAATGTTATTTGTATTCTTATTTGCTACTGTATCTCCATATTTCTTAATTTTTGATGTATCTAAATCAACAAGCCCAATCCCTTGAAAATGTCCATTTATTTTTCTCGCTTTTGCTTCAATTACAGCTGCTACAGTTGAATTACTAGAATATTTCGGAGCTAAAATTAGACTAGGAACTTTTCTATATTTAGGAAAGACTTCAGCAATTGCCTCTAATCCTTTTTTCTTTCCAGTTGCTCCATCTATTCCACCAATAATATCTGTTTCTTTAACTTTTTCTATGTCAATTACACTGTATCTAACTTCTATTGGATCTGTTTTAGTTTCTTTTGGAATTAAAACTAGTTGCCCTTTTTCATTGAAAGTTTTTGTATGTTCAAATGTTGTAGTTATAACAACAGTTTCTGGTAAAATTCCAATATCTTCTAACAAATACTTCCCATCTACAAAAGTTATTGTTTTGTTAGTAACTTCTTTTATATGTTTTGTTGTGTCTAAAACATTTATTAAAATGATTGGCCCTATATTAAACTTTGAGAAATGAACGTCAATTGCCTCGCATAATGTATATTTTTCAAAATCTTCTGAAAAACCAAAACTTTCTACTGCTTCAGCATAAGAACTACATAGAATAGGTTCATTTATATATTTATCTTTACATAAGTTTATTGGTGCAGTTCCTACATACACTGGAGTTATACTATCACTAACTGCTGCAAGTAATTTTGTAGGACTTTCAGTTGCTGTAATACCATGATTAAATGCCATTTATATTCCCCCTTATTTCGTTTTTTAAAGTATTATAAAGTGTTCTATAATACTCATTATTTTTTAAATTCAAATCTTCTACATTTATAAACAACTTTTTTGTAAGTGGATATTTTTTTATTGCTTCCTCAATATTAGAAGGATAGCCATTTACAAAAATTGTATATTCTTGCAGAGAAAATTCAGCTATTGTTGGTCCAATATATATCTTTTGAAAGTTTTCTTCTACTTCTTTTTCTTCCTCTTTTACTTCTGTTTTTATGTCTTCTTTTTCTTCCTCTTTTATATCTTCTTGAATTTCGTTTCTTACTTCTTCTTTCAATTCTTTATTTATTTCTTCTTCATTTTTTTGAATAGCCTTAGGCAATTCAATCACCTCCATTTATCCAATTATCTGTATCTGTTCTATAATCCTTTTCATAAACAACATTTATATAAATAAAACTTAAATAGAATGGAACTGGCTGTTCTTCTGGAAATACCCATTCAGCTTCAGGAAGAATTTCAAATCTATTTTCAATTATTCCAACCTTTTGAATTTCATCCAATATTTTTTGAGTTATTTCAGATACTTCTTCGTATCCTTTTTTAACATCTTTGTTAAAAATACCTGTAGATATAACTAATGTTAGTATTTTTTTGTCTAACGAATTCTTAACTTTGTGAGTTCTTATTGTTATTGCTGGAATTATTGTTTCTTCTGGGTCTGGTGGAAGTAATCCAGTATATACTTTTATTTCTCTTAATTCCTCACTTTTATAAGCTTTATATTTCTTTTGAGTTATAATAGGCAGTATCATTTCTTTTATATTTTCTTCTAAAGTTTTTATATCTATCATTAAATATACCCTTTCAATATCCTTGAAACTTCTTTTAATAGAAGTTCATTTAAATATTCTTCACCTTTTTCTACTGCATAACTTGAAACATTTTCTGAACCTAACATTTCAGAAATTCCTATTGTATACAATTCTTTAATCGGAAATCTGCTATTGATTTTTCTTTGAAATATCCCTTTGTGTCCACTTTTCATAGTGGCTATAAAAGGTTTTCCAGTATATTCATTTTTCCCTTTAACTATTTTAGAGTTTTCGGTTTTTTTTATTTTAACTTTTATTTGACTTTTTGATTGAGAAGTTAAAAACTTAGATAAAGCTAATCTTGGAGTTTTAGCAGCTATTGTTCCTCTTAAAACAGAAAATGTAGCTTTTGTTAAATTTAATTTACTTTCAATATCGCTCTTTTTTATGTTATATTCAGAAGTTGTTTTATTTTTTATTTCAGTTTTAACTTTATTAAGAGTTCTATTAATAGTTCCAGTAATAGCTCTTTCAATTCCGTTAGGAATAGTTTTTAACATATTTTGAGCTAGGTCTATATTTTTTACTTCCAAAAAATGTTGCATTAAATTCCTATCCTTTCTTGAAGTTCTAAAATAATTAAACTTTCTTCTTTATAAGACCTATAGACTTCAAATGTTCCATTATTTACGTCTATTTGCTTTCCCGCTGTGTATTTTTCTAATTCTGCTTCATACTCTAAATAAAGTATATAATCAACTTCTTTTGAAAGTCCTTCGTATTCATCTTTGTTCATTTTATTATCTGGTCTTTCCATAACTCCAATATACATTTTGTCTTGAATGATTATCTCTTCTCCAAACTCATCTAAGTTTAGAAAAACTTTTATATCTTCTTTCAGTTGTTCTTTAAAGTTCATTTTTGATCCTTTTATTTTTTCTTAGTTTTTCCATTTTTAGCTATTTCACTATTATTTTCTGAAGTTTCTTTTTCTTCTTTTTCTGTTTCAAGAATTTCGTTATTTTCGAAATTATCATCTTCTATAATTGATGCTGTGTTTGTTGTTAGAATATAATTTAATTCTTCACCTTTTTCAAATTCAACAACATCTCCTATTCTGTTTTCTCCATATATTCTTTCAAATTTTATTTTCATTTATCCTCCTAATTTTTTAGATAGAGAGCTTTTGCTCTCTATCCATTATTCATCACATACTACATAAGAGAAATAAGTATCTACATCACAAGGCTGTAATACTGGTCTTGATTCAGTAGTAATTTTTGCAACTTTTGGATTTGTTGTGTCTAAATTTGAATATCTTTTTGCCATATGAATAATTCCTTCAGACATGAATATTACAGGAGCATATAAAATTTCTCCTTGTGAAGCTCCACCAACAACCATATTTGTAGGCATTAATTGTATTGATTTCCCATCTGGTCCTATTACTTTTCTGCTGTAAGAAAATAACTCTACTCCATATGTTGTATATGTTCCTAACCAAACTACACCTGGATGTATTCTTAATACTTTTTTTACAAATTCATTTTGTAAATCTTTTGAAATAGCTTTTTTAAATTCTTCTGATTTTCTTAATATTTCAGCAGCTTTTGACCCTAAAATTATATTTTCAGTTTTTAAACCATTTTCTTCTGCTTTTTTTATCATTTCATCTAAACTAAATAATGGGTCTACTCCAGCAGCAGTCCATTTATGTGTGCTATCTAATGTTACTTTGTTTCCAAGTTCATAGTTCACTTCGTATTCTGCTTCTTTATCTCCAGATTTAACAATTCCAGTTGTTAAAAATTGTGAAACCATTAATTCTATTTTATTTGTAATGTAATTTTCTTGGTCTAATAGAACTCTTCCAATTTTTTCACCAACCATTTTTGCAGGACTATAATTTTCTATAGCTTGCCCTGCTTCTCTTGCAAACATATCTTTTGGTGTTAATGAATATTCAGGTCCTATTGATGGTGCTATAATTACATTTGATTTTTTACTTCTTGAATATACAGGTCTACCTGCTTCTAAAGGTGTTAAATATGGAGCAACTGCTTCTCCTGCTTTTGTATACTCTAATATTATTTCCTCTGTTGATACTGGTGTTTCTTTTTTGAAAAATAATTCAGTTAAAAAATTTCTTTTTACTTCTACATTTTCTCTTATTTTTCTTATAGTTTTCGGTGTATATAATCCTAACATTTACATTCCTCCTATTTTACAAATATTCCTAATTTTCTAAGTTCAATTGTTAGCTCTTTTTCTTTGCTATTAAATTTAACAAATTCTTTTACAAGCCCTCCAGTTAAAATTACTGTAGCATCTCCAGGTTCTTCTATAGTTTCATAAGAAACTCCATAAACACTTGAATATGTTGTTCCATCATATTTTCCAAAGTTTTTTGCATTATCTAGTGCTATAACATCTCCAGCTTCAACTTTTGTTTTTAAAGTTTGATTTATAGTTTCAACTGGAAAATTCCCTTGAAATATTCTTATATCCTTTTCTGAGTAAATTTTATTTTTCATTTTTCCCTCCTATTTGTTTTCATCATTATATATATTTAATGCTGCTGCATATATTTCATTTTCTACTGAACTATCTCCTAAATCAGTATTAGAAGGTGGTATTTTATCTAATCCAGCATTTGAAATATCTGTTTTAGAAGTTTGAATTTCTTGATTTGCTTTATTTGCATTTGACATAAAGAATTCTGCCATGATATCTTTTGGATCTCTAGGTTCTTCAAACTTAGCCTTATTAATAGTTTCTTTTTGACTATCATTTAAAGTAGGTATTCCATCAAGAATTTGTATTCTTTCTCTTTCAGCTTTTATTGCAGCTTCTATCTTATTTATTTGATTTTCTCCGATTTCATTAATGATTTGATTTCTATAATCATTCATCAAATCTGGATATTCATTTAATAATTCTTTTACACTTTTTGGCATTGTTATTCCTCCTATATTTTTTATATTTTCAATCTCTTTTAATTTTTCTTTTAATAAATCTTGATTAATAAAGTTTTCAATATGTAACTCATTTGATATATTTTTAATATTTTCTAATGAATTATCATTTTCAACTATCTCATCAACAAATCCAGCTTCAAGTGCTTCAGTAGCACGATACCATTTTTCATTATTCATTTTTTCAGATATTTCTTCTCTACTTAATTTAGATTTGCTACAATAAATATCTAAAATAGCTTCTTTTACTGTGTCTAATAATTCTATTTGTTTCTTTAATTTTTCAACATTTCCATAAGCTGAACTTAGAGGATTATGTATCATGTATAGTGCTCCTGTCCCCATCACTACTTTTGAAGCACATAAAACTAAAAAACTTGCAGCACTTGCAGCTAATCCATCTATATATCCTGTAATTTCAACATTATTTGTTTTGGCATAATCTTTTAAGAGATTATAGATCGCACTTGCTTCAAAAACATCTCCACCAGGAGAATTAATTCTTAAATTTATATGAGAAACATTTTTTAATTTTTGTAATTCTTTTGCGAAATTAGCTGAACTAATTTCCCCATATTCTTCCCAAGCCCATTTTGTAATACTTCCATATATACGAATTTCAGCAGTATTTTCACTTAGATTTTTTATTTCAAAAAAATTATTTTTAAGATTTCTCTCCATTATCTTTCACCCCCTTGCGAATATTTTTTAATTCTCTTTCAAGGAGAGCTAATTCTTTTTCTTCTTCAGCTCTTTCCCTAAAGATTTCTTCAAAATCATATCCACTCGTAGCAGATATGATGCTTCTACTTGTTGTATAATTTTCTAATTCTTTTGAATTAGCATTTGCATCTTTTAATGGGTCTAATGATGATTTACCAGCACCAACCCAGATACAACGAGTAAAAGCATAACGAATAGATTCATCTTCAAAAAATCCAGGACAATCTATATCTCCATTTCTTATAAGTTCTAAAACAAACTCTTCATAGATAGGTTGACAAAAAGTCCTTTCTAAAATTTTTCTTGAAACTTGGAATCTTTGATGAGCTTCTTCTAATGAAGCTTTTGCTGCACTATAAGAATTTTTAAAACTTGACATTAAAACTTCTTTACTTATTTCTAAATTTGCACCAATTTCTTCGCATATTGCTTCAACAAAATCTTTAAAATGTTTATTTGGTCTATTAGTTGCAAACTCTTTTATTTTTTCTCCTGGTTTTCCTACAACCAGTGTTCCATGATCTAAACTTATTTTTTCTTCAGTCTTTTTTTTATTTTCAATGTTTCTTTCTTCATCTTCATCCATAGGCATTCCAAAACTTCCAGCAAAGCCTTCATCATCTGCACTATCGCTTTCTACTATAAGTCCTATCATTGCATTTATAACAGCCGCTGTAAGTTCTGAACTTTTATATCTTCCTAGTTGTTTTAATGAGAATATAATAGGTCCTAATATAGGAACTCCTCTTCTTTGCCCAATTCTTTCAGGTTCAAATATATGTAAAATATTTTTTCTACCTAAACTATTAAAAGCTGGATAAGATTTTATAGTATAATTCAAAGTATCTCCTGGATGAGAAGTTGCTATATAATAATTTTTTAATTCCCCATTTTCATCAAATTCAACTCCTGCTTTTGTTTGAAGATTTGCTCCAGGTGGATTTATAATTCTATCAGCTTCAAGTAATTGAACACATAACTCTATATCAACACCTTTTCTCTTTTTTCTCAGTGGAATTGCAAAAGCATCTCCATTCATTACCCAACTTAATTGAAGTAAAGATTGTAATCCATAAAAACTAAACATTCTACTTGCATCTGAATTTGCTGATAAAGCCCAGGCATTAAACTTATTTTTTATAATTCTTTCTAATTCCTTTGCCTTTTTTCTTTCCATTCCAAGATATGTATAATTTATTGTTGGCTTTGGTAATAATCCACTTCCAACTGTCTTAGTTCTCATTTTCTTTAAAGCTGCTCCAGCCAAATCGTTATTCATATACAAATTTCTTGATTTTGCTCTCAAATCTTCAAGACTATATAAAATATCTTCATCAGGACTATTTGATGTAACCTTCCAATTTTCTAAAACTGGATCATCTTTATTGGAATAACCTTGTTCTACTTTAGCTAGATTATATATTTTTCTATCTTTTAATCTATTAATCCCATTCTTAGGACTTATATAACCAATTACTTTATCTAAAAGATTCATATTTCCTCCTATCTTGGAATTATCTGAATTGTTCTAGGTCCTGAACTTCTTCTCTTTGCTTGTTGTAATCTGTCTTGCCAAATCTTTATATTTCTTGCGATTTCCATTGCATTAACTCTTGTTAGAACCCTTTTCCCAATCGTATAACTCTGTCCTTTCGTGACAGCTAAATCTGCTTCTAGCCAAGCATCTAAATGTTCTTGGCATTGTTCTACTGTAAAACTCATTTTCTATCTCCTTTTCTATTGTATTTTTTGTCGTGTAAATCTATTGGAATTAATTCAATTGCAGCTGTTGCATAGTTTCTTAAATCTAATGGTTCATTTCTTCTTCCATCAAGTATCTCCCAAGCTATTTTCATTCCTCTAGGAGTAGATTTTTTTACTTTTACTTCTGAAGTTAGCCCTTTAAAATAGTCTATTCCATATCCTTGTGTACTTGCTTTTGGAAAATGACATTTCCCTGTTCCTTGCAAAATAGAAAGTCTTGAATATATTAAATCTTTTAAAGCATTTACTCCTAAACTAAGTAAATTCACTGAAGGAGTTCCTTTTTTTGTTGTTTTCCTAAAACCATTTAAAATATTAACTCCCCAAGCTCCTTGCCCTTTAATTGCATAAATTCCTCTTTTTTCTTTTTTGTAAACATATTTATAAACACTTCCAGTATGGTGTCCGCCTGAATCTATAAGAGTTGCTGCTATTGTTAAGAATTTTCCATTTTTGTATTTGAATTTTTTTCTTAAAAAAGTATCTAATTGTTGCCATACTTCCTCTTTACCAGGATCTCCAGGAAAATCTCTATAAACAATTCCATAACTCTCATAGCCATAAGCCCAACCAACAACTTCAACTTCCAACCTGTTATCTTGAACGTCTACTCCTGCTGTCAATATAACAACATCATCATGTAGTTCAGCTCCATAATCTTCTCTTGTTTCATAAATCGCTTCGTAATCCATAGCACTATCAAGATTGACAGCAAATGTTTTTCCAAGTACTGTATTTACAAAAGTTTTATATTGGAAATCATCATCTTTAACACTTAAATATTCAGCTATGATATCTTTCCAACTTACCCAAGGTGAAGCTAAAGCATTGAGATGGAAACTTCTATTTTCTTTCTCATTTGGAAATTTAGCTATCCACTCTCCATTGGTTTGCCCATACTTTTTCCATTCACTTTCAATAGCACTCTCTCCACAAAACTTGCATTCAAACTCAGGTTCTACCAAGTCTTTATATTTAAGTTGCTCAAATTCTAGTGATTGATGTTTACCACAATACGGACATGGTAAACTCCATTCTTCTTGTGACCCAGCTAAATATAATAATTGTATTTTTGAAGTTGCATCATCTGTTGGAGTAGAAACCCTTATTTTTTTACTATCATAAAAATTGTTTGTTCTTCTCTCAGCTAGTTTTACTGGATCTCCTTCTTTCTTGGCTGATAAAGGAAATCTATCAACTTCATCTAACAATGTAATTTTTATTGGTCTACTTGCTAACCCAGAAGGTGAATTTGCTCCAACAAATCTTACATATCCCCCAGGAAACATTTTTTCTTGAACTGTTCCTGATTCTCTTTTATTAACTTTTTCTACTAAGACTTTAAGAATTTTTGTATCTCTCAACATAGGCTCTACTCTTTCTTTTGAGAATGACTTGGCATCATCAACAGTTGGTTGTACAAAAAGAATAGGACAAGGATCTAAGTGCATATATCTCCCTAAAATATTTAATAGCAATTCTGTTTTCCCTACTTGTGCTGAACTCATTATGGTTATTGACTTAGTTATGCTGTCAGTAACACAATCAAATATTGCTTTCATATATGGAGTTCTATCTGTTTCCCATCTTCCAGCTTCAGCTGAACTCTCTCTTGAAAGTACTCTGTACTTATCAGCCCATTCAGCAATAGTTAAATCTTCTGGAGGAGTTAAACTATCTTTTACAATATTCTCAATCAGATGTATTGTGTGTTTTCCCTGTATCATCTTCTTCAATTCCTTTTCTTTCTTCATACTTGTAATCAACCAATTCCTCTAAAACCTCATAAATAGCTTTTTTTAAAATTTCCTTTACTTCAAGTTGATTTTCTTTATTTAAAAGCTGAACTGAAATTTTACTTGGAAGAGCCATCAATTTAGATTTGAAGTTATAATTCATATTTGAAACTATTCTGATAACATCACTTTCATGATGATATTCTTTTTTTAGAATTTGTAATTTATATTCTTTCAATTCTTTTTCAGCTCTTTTTAACTCTGATACTTCATCTTGCCCTGAATTCTTTTCAACAAATATTTCTACCGCTTGGATAAAATTATATTTTCCAGGTGATACCCTAGCAGATTTAAAATATTCTCTAACTTTTCTTTCAGAAAATTGAAATATCTTAGCTAATTTACTTTCTGTGGCTAATATCTCCTGCACTTTTTCTCCTTTCGCGTATATAAAAATATTTTTGGCAAGCTTGAAAAAAAATCTAAATTTGATAAGTTTCGAGCCTCTTCGCCCCTCTAATCTTCTTTTTGTTTTACAGTACCTTATTCTAAAAGAACAAGTTGCTTTTCTTTTTCTTTCTTCTTTGCTTCTTCAAGCTTTAGCTCATCTGTTGCTTTGTATCCTAACATTGAATTTAGTTCTCTTGCTGCTGCCACTCCTGCTAGCAGTTGCTTATCCTTTCTTTTCTTCTTCGTTGTCGTTGTCCCTTCAGGTCCAACTTCTTCAATATATTCAACTATCTCAACTCCATTAATGGAATCATTTAAAATTTTGTTTAATCTATTTGCAATGCTTAACATTCCAAGTTCAGTGTCTTGAAATAAGATCTCTCTCAACTCAGCTATCTTGGTTGCAACCTTAGGACTCTTTTCTATGTTAGCTGCCTTAGTCTTGTCACTGTATCCAGCTTTTTCTTTTGCTTCTTCTTTACTAATTCCAGACATTCTACAAATAACATAATTAGTTTGTTTTTCTGTCAACCCCTCAAAGTTGCATATTTTTTTATTTTGTTTTTCAGATATTTCTTTTCTAATTTCTTTATACTCAGCAAGATATCTTTTTATCCATGAGATTATTGTATTCCTGTTATATTTTGTTTTTCTTTGTATCTCATCATATAGATCTTTTTTCTTTGTACTGAATTTAGTTGCTTCAAGCTTTATGTATAATTCTAAAACTATTAGTTGCTCTTCTTTGAAATTTTCAGACTTATTCATTTTTTATACCTCACATTACTGACTCATCTATAAATCCTCCTAATATTTATTATCTAAATCCTAAATTGTTTTAAATATTTGCATAACAAAAACAAACAATTGTATTTTCACTTTTAGGATTGAAATGCCTCACATTATTATCGCGCGAGGAAAGTATTAAAAACTATTGAAAACAAAAGGAAAAAATTTTTTGAAAGTGTGAAAATAGGAAGTTTTTTCTTCCTATTTTTTGCAAAAAAATGCCAAATGTTTTTTTGTGTCACATTTTATTTTGCAATTAAAAAGTATGATATTTACAAGGAATTGTTCGAGTCTCTCTATGTTCGAGAAAAAATCTCGCTGTGGAGATCCTCTTTGTTGCGAGTGAATTAAAATATTTTTTATCTTACTCCGATAAAAAACAATTTGTCTATAACATTTGTTGCTACTACTAGTAACAATATCGTCAATTATTTTATAATCAAATATCCATTCCAGATTATCTCTAACCAAAGAATCCAGGTCTTGGCATCTGAAATCTACAAATTTTTCTTTAAGGATTTCAACTGATTTTTCTACTTCTTCAATCATTATTTTCCCTAAAGCTTGTGATATAGTACTTTGAATGTAATTTTTTATATCTTCTATCTTTATAGAATTTACAGAATTGAATTCAAAATAATTTTTTATAATTTTTTTACTTAATCTGTGTTCAAGTCGAAAGATTGCTCCTTTGACTTTTTTTAAATTTTTTTTGTTATTCTCATGACCTTTTGAGTATAATCTAATTTTCCAACCTGATGTTGGTTGGAAAGTAAAGCCCGTTGTATAAAATTTGTTTTGATTTTTATCAAAATTATAATACTGGACTTTATCTAAATCATTATATCTTCTTGTAAGTGCCTTAAAAAAATAACTTATAATATTGTGAAATTTATAAAAATTTCCAACAAATTCTTGAGTTGTAAACTCAAAATATTCATATTTTATGTCGTTTATTGTTATTTCATAATCTATTAATTTATTTATTAATTTAACTAGATTATCTTCAACCGTAGTTTTTTTTAATTCATCAGATAAAGGATAAATATTATCTTCTGAAAAAAAACGTGGATAAGAAAAATCTATTTTAATCGTTGTTATTCTCTTTAGTTTTTTTTCTTCTAATTTAATGTAATTTATATTTCTTTTATCAATCTTATAATTATTTAAATAATTTGTAAGACTTTCCGAAAAAGAATGGGGAAACATAATTTTAATTCTTTCCCTCACATATAAGATATCAGTTTTAACATCAACAAAGACACAGGCTCTATCTAAACCATACATCTATAATTTCACTTTGGTATTTTTGTTGCAATGTGAACAATTTATTTCTAAATACTTTTCTTCAAAATAATAAGTAACTTGATTTCTACCAGCAACTTTTATTCTTTTTTCAGTATCGGAATATAAATAATTTCCACATTCACAATAACTATACCCAATTTCTTTATTATTTAAAGAGTATTTTTTGGACATTCGTACCACCTGCCTCTGATACTCTGATATGTTGTTATCTGATCTTCAGTATATTTCTCAGAAAGTTCTTTTAATTTTTTTTTAAAAGCTTTTTTATCATAAAAACAGTATTTCCCAATAATATTAGGACATTCTTTCCCATCCATAATTACAGTTCCATCTCTTATTTTTATGTAATATCTGTAAGGTTCGTAAATATTCATAAAAAACTCCTTTAAAAAATTAAATATATTACTTAAATTTATTAAACTATTTCATTTATAATATTAACCTATTTTTTTTAAAAGTCAAGAAATATTTTTTAATCACTTTATTTTACAAATAAAAAAAGAGAGTCTAATTACTCTCTTTTAAAGGTTTTTAGAATTAGTCATTATAATGTAGACCACACTGTGCTATTTTTATTCTTCCATTTTCAATCTTATAAACAATCCTGTTATAATCATCAATCCTTCTACTCCAATAGCCAGCAAGGTCATATTTTAAAGGCTCAGGTTTTCCTATTCCTTTGTATCCATGCCTTTCAATGTCTTTTAAGATTTTTTCTAATCTTTTAAAAAAATTCTTATCTTTTTTTACTTGTTCTAGGAATTCTTCCCAAGCCTCATCAGACCATTCTTTAATCATTTAAAACCTCCGTAATTTCATGTACGGTACCGCCTTTAGTTTCCAATTGTTCTATAGATCTTTTTAATCTTTCCATATTTTTTTCACTATAAAAGGGATCTGCATCAACTATAAATGGTAACCGTCTTTCTCTGACAAACTTTTTGGCAAAGATAGTAAATGCAGTGGTTACTGTCATGCCAATTTCACCACAAAGGATATCCAATTCATCTTTTAGATCTTTTTCAATTCTAAAATTAATATTGATTTTTTCCTTTTCGCCTAAATAACTATTTCCTTCTCTTGACATCCTCATAATCAATCCTCCTTATTATAAGGATATTATAATGTATTTTCATTACATTGTCAATATAATATATTTTAAAAATAAAAATAGAGATTCTGAAATCTCTATTTTACTATATTTATTAAAAAATAATTATTTTTTTTCTTGCTTTATTTCTAATAGTTCAATATATTCTCTTGCTTTTTCTTTATTTTCAGTAGATAAGTTTGATATATTAACAGTTTCTCTGTTATTTCTTGCTCTCTCGGAAATTTTTATTAGTTCTATAAAGTCATATATTTTTCTTTTTCCTTCTTCTGATATTTCTGAAATATTTGTAATGTCAGTTATAGATTCTGACTGAATGTTATATTTTTCAAATTTTTTGAGTAAAAAAGAAGGAAGGTTCATTTCTCTTTCTGATTTTAATAAATCTATGAAATCATCTTTTGGCAACATAGTTTCTAATTTTTCAAGCATCTGTTCAGAGAGTTTTTTTCTACCAACATCTATAGCAGACATAGTTACTGTAGATATTCCTAACTTTTCAGCCATCATTGCAGCAGTCATTCCTCTAGTTTTTCTAAATTCTTTTAAAATTTCACTAGTCTTTCTCATTCCTAACTCCTTTCTTTCAAATAAATAAAATACTTAATTAAATGGTTTATTTTATTAACTTAGTATAACACTAAAAAAAACACTTGACAACTTTAAAATTTGTATTATAGTATTAAGTAAATAGTTTAATAAATTTAATTTTTTAATTTAATGAATTTAATTTCTTTTAAAAAATTAATAGAATTAATTAAATTTACTAATATTTATTTTTAAGGGAGGACATACTATGGAGATTAATCTTATTAATTTTTTAGAAGAATTGGGTGCAAAAGGACTGTTTAAATCAAAAGTAGGGGAATTTGATGAAAAATTTAAAAGATTTGTAGATGGTCTAAAAATTTCTATTGAAGAAAAGCAGGAACTAGAAACTATTTTTAATGAAGCTATTGAAACTTCAAAAAATGAATTTTTAGAAATTGGCTTTCTCTATGGTAAGGAAAAATAAAAAAATATGGCTCGTATATTTACGAGCCATTGATATAAGATTATCCACCATAAGAATGTTTACAAGGTTTATAACCTCTAGCTTCTGCTTCTTTTCTTTCAATAGGAATAATCTTTTTTGCTCTCACTAAACCTTTACAAGTTTTAGTGGCATGATACTTCTTTCCAGTAGGTGTTATGTACACAATCTCAGCAAAAGAAATTACTGTTAAAAGCAGAAAAAAAGTTACTATAAGTTTTTTCATAAAGTCTCCCCCTTTTTAAATAAATGTATTAATTTTTGAATTGTATAGTTCATAGATTTTTCCCACCCCTCACTTTTTAATTTATGGACTGTACTATTGAAAAATTAATAACAAAGGAGTGATTTAAATGGAAAATATTAAAAGAGAAGGATATGTCAAAATTACTATTGATTTAGCAGAAGTGGATACTAGAACTCTAATACAAGAATTATTAACTAGAAGAGAAGTAGAAGATATAGAGGTCATAAATTCTATGATTTATCAATATTTAAAAAATAGGCTTGATCCTAAAATTTTAAATAAAGCTACTCCCATTTTTTAAAACTTAATATTTTAGTATTGCTGATTTAGATAAGACAGAGTTATCGATTAAAAAATTAATAATAACTCTGTCTTCTAAAGGAATTATGTCAAATTCTTCACTTTCAAAATATTGCTTATTATTTGAAATATTTCTAAAAAAAGGTGAAAAAATAGTTATTTTATCTACAAAACCATTTTCTAAATTTAAATGAGATGGTTTATAAAAATAAATAGCCATTTCTCCAAGAAATGCTTCAATAAAAGGATTTTCTGAAAAATTTGCATTACAAGATATTAAGGTTTTATCTTTATTTACAAAATATTCATTAATAATATTAGCTTTTAGCTCAGCATTGCCTAGTGTTATATTTATTGATGTTTCACTGGAATTTACTAAATTAATAATACTTCTTAAATAAGTTGGTTTTTCTAAAATAAAATCAGAATATGTTACTAGACTTGTATTTAGTTCCATATAAATTTATCACTCCCTCATATGGAGTAGCTTTATCTTTTAAATTAAGGTTTTGGTTTTGGCTTTTTTTTTCCTTTATTAGCTTTATCAAGTTTTTCATTTTGTATTGTTAGGATATTGCCACTTTCAATACCAATAGTAAAGTTTAATTGCATATCATTAGATTTAACTTTTGCGTTTCCAGTAGTATTTTTTTTATTATTACTCATTTTTTTCCCTCCATATATTCTAAAGAAATATCCACTATTTTGAAATGTAAAACAATACTTTTGTATGAACTATAAACTTTAGTTTTGTTTGGTTTATACCAATCTACATCATACATAAATAAATGAATTATATCATCTTTGTATGTGTACATTTCTAATACTCCAACATAACGATTTCCATCTTTACATCGTATTGTTACATATTTAGTTAGATATTTTGAAAATTCATCTTTTTTATAAACTATATCAAGAAGATTTTTTTCTTCTTCAATAATATTTGAATCAAAAAAACTAAAAATTTTATCAATAATCTTTAATTTATTTAAAACTAAAATTAAAAAAACTATACGAACTGATTTAAAAATAGCACAAATAATGAAATCTTTTGTTACACCTTTATTTAAAATTTGTTTTGAATCTAGTAATTCTTTTATAAATTCAAAATTAGAGAGATAAGAAAAAATTGATAATATAATTGAATACAGCAATTTTTCTTTAAAGTCTAACTTTATTTTTGGAACAAATAAAAGAAGAAATATTGTCATACCTATTATCCCAGGTAAAAATAAAATAACTAATTTTATAAAAGAAATATCTAAGGTTTCAATCATAAACCTAGCCCCCTCAATAAAAAATAATTAATCTTTGAGTAGTATGGTTCATAAGCAACTTTCCCCAAAGTTCACAAAAACTTATGGACTGTACTACTGAAAGATTAAACTATTCTTGGGTTTCATCTGGGATATACTCAATTAAATCTTCAATTTTGCAATTGAAATATTTACATATTCTAGCAAGAACATCCAGCGAAAGAGTCTCTAAGTCTTTCTCTTTATAAAGTTTATCAAGTGGTGGTCTACTAACGCCTGTTAGTTCTGTCAATGATTTTATAGAGTCAACTTTTTTATCGGCCATTAGGTATCTTAATTTAGATTTGTACATATTGCACCTCCAAAAATAAATTATTAGTTTCTATATTGACTATTATACTTGAAAAAATTATTTTTTTCAATTTTAGAATAACAAAGTTAATTTATAGATTAATTTTTTTACTTGACAAATTAATTTATAAGTTATAAAATTAAATTCAAGAATAAATAATATTATTTTATAAATAAATAATGTTAATTTATAAAAATTTTAAAAAAATTATTTTAGGGGGTGATAAAAAATAAGGAGGTCTTTTAATGAATGAATTAATGAAAATGGAAGTAAAAAACAAGAAAACATTGTCAAGTTTAGAATTGTTGGAACAAATAAATTTATTTAGACAGGAGGAATATAAAGAAAAATTTAAAAACAACACTTTGACAGAAGCTCAAAAGAAAAGAGGAAAGGCAGTTAAGTTAGAACATTATGATTTACTTGACATAATAAGAGATGAATTTTCAGAAGAAATACAAGAAGGAAAAATTTCTGTCTTGTTCTATAAGGTTAAAATTGGGAATGGAGCGACAAAAGAAAATCCGTATTTTCTCCTAACTCTTAATCAAGCTAAGCAAGTTTTATTAAGAGAGAGTAAATATGTTAGAAGAGCGATTATTCATTACATAGAAGTATTGGAACAAGCAATTCTAGATAAAGCTAAGAGTGAATGGTTATTAACAAGACAACAAGGAAAATTAGTAAGAAGAGAAGAAACTGATGCTATTCAAGTATTAATAGAATATGCTAAATCGCAAGGAAGTGAACATTCTAATAATTTGTATATGATTTATAGTAAGTTAGTAAACTCGCTTGTTGGAATAAAAGCAAATTCAAGAGATAAAGTTGATTTTGGAATATTGATGCTGATAAGGCAGTTGGAAGATATTTTCACAAAAATAATATTAAATTCAATGGAAAATAAAATATATTATAAAGAAATATATCAAATTTGCAAAAAACAAGGTATTCAGTTTATGCAGATTATTAATGGAGATTTGAAAACCTTAGGGTATCCGAATTAAAAATAAAGGAGTGATTTAAATGGTTCAACATTCAGAAAATAAAGTAATAACTGATTTCTTAGTAAAAATTCTAACAATAGCACAAATAATGTCTTTGTTTATTGAAAATAAAAAACTAAAAGAAGAAAATGAAACACTAAAAGCCCAAGTAGCTTTTTACAAGGGCTTCTATGATGGAAAAAATCATTTTTCTTGATCTTTAGCAATTTTCCCCAATTCAACTAAAGAATTTATATGTTTGGGATTCTCAAGTACTGTTTTTAAAAATTGAAGCATTACTTCATTTTCATTTTTTTTATCAACAGAAGATACAAAATTTTTAGTTATTTCAGATATTATATTTGAATTAAATTTATCCATTTTATTATCAATAGTCAATAATAAATTAAATATCTTATTTAAGATTTCATCAGAATTTTTATCTGTTTTATTTTTAGAAAAAGATTTTTCAAAATCTAAAATAGATATATTCCCTTCTAATTTCTCTTTAAACTCTTCAACATTATCTAAATCTTGAAGATTATAAGATAAAGAGTTTATTCCAGAAATATCAAAAGGAAGATTTTCCCCAATACTTCTTATTAATATTAGGGGTTTTGAAATGGCTTTTCTATAACCAATTTCATAGAAACAATTTGGATTATTAGTTGTTGTATCTGCAATAACTAATTCTGCTTCTTCGAGATATCTTATTATTTCATCTGTAATCTGTTCATTATGAAAATGTTTATCAATTCTAACAGTTTCAAAACCTAACTTATTACAAACAGGTTGTATAAGATGTTTTAGAAGTTTATCTGAATTTTTTCTAATATCACTGTCTTCACTTGAAATTGGACAAACGATAAAGCAAGTTTTTGGTTTCTTTTCTCCCATAGTAGAATCTCCTTTCACAAATAATTTTTAAATAAAAAAATAATTAATCTTTAAGTAGTATGGTTCATAAGCAACTTTCCCCAAAGTTCTCAAAACTTATGGACTGTACTACTGAAAGATTAAACTATTCTTGGGTTTCATCTGGGATATACTCAATTAAATCGTTTGGTTGGCAGTTAAATAATTTACAAAGTTTATCAATATGAAGAGTAGGGATTCTAACTATAGTTCCATAATAATATTTGTTCATTACAGTAGTAGTTATTCCTGTGGCTTCCATAACATCTTTTTGAGTCATTCTTTTTTCAGCCATTAAAATATGAATTTTAAATTTTATCATATTAAACCTCCCTTTAAATTTTTTTTAATTGCTTTTGATACGATTATATCCTATTAAAAGCAATTTTACAACCTTTTTAAAAATTAAAAAATTGCTTAAAACAATTTTTACACTTGACAAACAATTTAAAATAGATTATTATTAGCTTATAACAATTAAAAATTGTGTAAATTAATAAAATTTTTAAAAAATTTTTAAATAAATCTTAAAAATACAGAGGTGATTTTTATAGAAAGTAAAAAGGTAATGGTGTTGGTAAGGATGTTGGAAGAGAGAGGAGGATAAAATGAAAAAAGATAACATTAAATATAATTCTAGTATTAGATTGTCTGAACAAAACTATAAATATATAACAAAAAAAGCATCTGAGCTTGGAATATCTCAAAATGCTTTAATGAATATTTTATTAAATTTAGGTAGTAAAGTTTTAGAAATTAAGAATCTTTCTGATTTGCCTCAAAATCTTTGATTCCTTTCAAAATAAAGTATTCAAGTTGAGCATTGATAGATCTTAATTCTTTGTCTGCTATTTCTTTAACTTTTTGATGAAGTTCTTCATCTAGTCTTAATTGAAGTGCTATTTTCTTAGCCATATTATACCTCCATATTTATTGATATTAATATAATACTAAAATTAAACTATTTAATCTAGTGTTAAAATAATATTATTTTAAACTTGACTTAACATTAAAATAATAGTATTATAATAGTATCAAAATAGGAGCATAAAAAAATATTAAAATATAAATTGGGGTGGTTGATATAGAAAGTAAAAAGGTAATGGTGTTGGTAAGGATGTTGGAAGAGAGAGGACATTTGAATGGAGAATCTAAAACAATGAAAGATTCTCTTATAAATAAACTGAGTCTTCTGGAAGAAAAACTATCTGATGTTGAGTTTCAAAACTTTGAAGAGTTACTCTTTAAAACTTTTGAAACTATTGAAGATGAATTTTTTGAATTAGGATTGTTGTTAGGATCTATGTTAGGAGAGGAGATTGAATATGAGAATAAATGAACTTAATGAATTAATTAAAAAATATGGAAATGTAAAATTTTTAGAAATTAGAGATGAGTTAAAAAAATTAGGTTATGCTTGCAATGTTCCAGGTGAAAAGAATGACTAATAAAGATAAAAGCCCTCAGACAGCTGTAACAATCTTTATAGTAACTAATGATGATAACGTTATTCTTAATGCCTTTACAAGTATGGAAGATGCAAAAAGATATATCGATATAAAATATTCTATTCTTCCAGAAAAATTTAATATAGAGCCTTGTGCTTTAAATGTTGATGCTGAATTTTTGAAAGAGATTGAAAAGAAGAAACTATAGGAGGTTCAAATGTATATTATGTGTATTAAAAATAGAAAAAAAATAGAAAAAGCCTTAGCTGGATTATTAAATGAAATGATTGCTCAAGGAATGATTGATGAAAACAAAAAAGAAACTATTGAGCAATTAGAAGCTGCAAGAGAGTACGAACTAAGACAAATCTGTGAAGAAATAGCTGAACAATATTTATTAATTAAAAAACCTATTTAAAAATAATCTAAGGTTAGTCCTTAGATAAATGGTTATAAATAATTATGATTTGTAGCCATTTATATAAAGACTAAGTATTTTACAAGGAGTTGAAAACTATGTTTCTAATCGATGTTCCTCCATAGGAGGATGGGATTGGACATTGGCAATTGAATATTTTTTTGCAGTATTTTATAGAGGAGGAGATTATTATTTCTTTGGAACTGGTGGTTTAGGATTGCTCATTGGGGTTGAAATAGCTTTTTCTACACTATCAGTAATAGGATTCTTTACTTGTCCATTTGGCATATAGTCTTCCTCCTTTCAATATTAAATATTTTTTTGAAATTCTATTATTATATTTTCAAATTTTTCACAAAGATATATAGCTTCAACCTCATAGCTAGGCTCTGTTTTATTATCATAATAAGCACTGACATCTTTTAGTAAGATTTCTACATAGTTATCTTCTAAAACATCTATGGCTCCTATGTAACCTTGGAAGCATTGTTCTTTGTTTTGATATCTTATTAATACCCAATGATTGAGTAAATAATTTATCTTTGAATCTTTTGAAGCTATGATATTTTTCAAAATATATTTTCTTCCCATTGTTTGTGATAATTTTATTTTTCTCATACATAAATGAAGAAATTCATTATTTATCACAAATATTATTATTGCTGAGATTATTAAAGAAAAGATAGTAGCTAGTATTAAAGCTTTGGTTGAAACTCTAAGTTCAAATATATTGTTATCCTCACAAAAGAAGTTTGTAGGTAAATAGGAAACAACTCCCAATGCAAAAGAATAAAGAAGAAATAAATTTATTTCCAGCTTCTTATAGCTTTCTAATACATAGTTAATAAATAATACTCCTACTATTCCTGGAAAGAAAAGTAATAATAAGGTCAAAAATTTTTCATCAAACATATAATACCTCCTATATAAAATACTGTAAATAGATTATACAACATTTTTTAGAAAATTTAAACAATTCTATAATACCTGAAATTATTTTACAGTGTTTTATAGAAGAGGGAATTGCTTTATTGAATGGAGGAAGAATGAGTATCAAACTCTTAAAAAAATTAGTAAACCATGAAATTAAAAGATTTTATGTAAAAAACAAATTAGAGCAAAAGGAAGTTATTTTTCATAGTGAGGGAGAATTTAAAGTTTATTTTATAACTCCTAAATATATGACATCTTCTTTTCAAAAACAACGAAGAATTTTTGAATTGAAAATGAATAAAGATATTTCAAAAACAAAAATGAAATATTTAGTATTGCTTTATTATATCAAGGAATTACTAGAAAATTTTGATAATAATATATTGTGAAAATTTAGTTTGATTGTTTTTATTCCCTTTTCTATAAAATATTATAAAAAGCTATTAAAATTTTTAAAAATACAGGAGGTAACCAAATGATAGATTTTGATTTTTTTGATAAGTATTTAGCTTCTAAAGATGAAGGGTTTATTGATTATACAGATAGAATAACTGTTGAAGCTATAAACTATTTTAGAAGTAAAAAAAGAATGGAATGGGAGAGTTTGTTTAAAAAGGTTTATGATACTAAAAATCCTAATCCTTTCACAGTTGAAGTTATTTGTAATGAATGTAAAGAAATCAAAGAAGTTAAAATGGCAAAAACAGTATTATTTAAATATATTTCTGATAATCGTTATATATGTCAAGAGTGTGAAAAAGCTAGAAAAGAAAAAGCTAAAAATGAAACTGAGATATTTGATAAAAGTAAATATACAGAAAGTTATATAGCAAGTTATTTGAATCCAGATAATTCTTGGAAAGAAGGAGTAAATATAAATGAAAAAATACACTATATTTCTGATTTTCGTATATTACATGATATTGTTTATAGATATATAAATTCAATGGATTATCATACTTTTTTAAAAACACCATATTGGAAAGCTATTGCTGAAAAAGTTAAATCAAGAGCAAAATATAAATGTGAATTATGTTACAGTTCAAATAATTTAGTAACACATCATAAAACATATAAAAGACATGGATATGAGCATTTATATTGGAGTGAGGATTTGATTTGCTTATGTAATGAATGTCACAAAAAGTTTCATTTTGAATAAGGAGAAAATATGGCTAAATTTAGACAAATACAAACTAGCTTCTGGAGTAATACTTACATCCAAGAAGAAATGACAGCAGAAGATAAATACTTCTATTTATATTTAATGACAAATGAATTTACAACACAAATTGGAATCTATTCAATAACAAAAAAGCAAATGGCTTTTGATTTAGGATATTCTATGGAGTCCGTGACTGCATTGTTACAAAGATTTGAAACATACCATAAATTAATAAAATATGATTCTGAAACAAGAGAGCTTATATTATTGAAATGGGCTGAGAATAATCTAAATATTGGTGGAAAGCCAGTGCAAGATTTGATAAAAAAGGAAATTGAGCAGGTTAAAAATAAAGAATTTTTAACTTTAATGTATTCTAGTTGTCCTGAGAATTCTTTGAAAAATTTTATAGGACTTTTAATTTATAAAAATAACGTATCGTATAACGAGACTGCTAACGAGTCGTCTGACGTATCGTCAATAAATTTATCTAATTTTGAAAAAAACAAAAAAACTAATAATAACAATAACTTTTACGAGTCGTCTGACGTTCCGTTGAACGAGGCGGGGGCAATAAATAATAAAGAAGAAATAATAAATAATAATCATAATCATGATCATAATAATATTTATGATCGTGATTTAAAAAAAATAAAAGAATGGTTTAAGAAAAATGAAATTGATTTTTCTAAGAAGCATGAAGATAAAATAATTGATTTATTAAAAAATAATTCAATAGATTATATTTTAAATCTTTTCCAGGAGCAAATAGATATACTAAAAAATAAAAAGGATGTTAAGAACATTGCAGCAGTTTTTTCAGCTCACTTGTTTAAAGGAACTTGTGAAGTAAATTTACAAGCTATCGAACAAAAAGAGCTTGAACAAGAAAAAATTAAAAATGAAGAACGAAAGGAGTATCAAAGAAATGATGAAGCAATTGAATTTTTTAAAAGTTTACCTCAAGAGCAACAGTTAAAAATTGAAAATGAAATAATTGAAGAAATGAAAAATCCTATGCTAAGAGATATTAAAAGAAATGCTGAAAGTGTCTTTTATCTTATGATCTCACAAAAAATCAAAGAAAAAATAGGAGTGCTATGGAAAAAAGTATAAAAATAAATATGCCCTTTGATAAGTGGTGTAAGCTTCAAAAAGACTTTGAAAGAATAAATAATCTTCTTCCAGAAAATCAAAGGTTGGATTTTGAAAAATATAAATTTTGCTCTAACTGGGGAAGGTTATCATTTGATTTATATGGCATAGAAATAGGTGCATTTAAGAAATTAAGAGAACCAGAATTTTATAATCAACAATAGGAAAGGAGATATTAGAAATGAAACTACATGGTAAATTCTACAGTATATCTACAGGAGGAGTATATAAAGCTCTGAATGTAGACTTTAAAGAAACAAAAATAATGGGAGAAAACAAAAGAACAGGTGAACAAGAATTTGATTTTTTAGATGTCATTTGGCTTGAAAGTACAGGAATAAAAGTTAATAAGAATTTCATCTACACTGATGATTATGTGTTAGCTATAAAAGATAATGAGATGATTACTTGTGGTGTTGTTAAAAAAAGAGCTGACGGTAGTTATGCAATTATAAATAAAAACCGTGGAACAGTGCATCCATTACTAGAATTACAGTTTGATGGAGCTAAATTGATAAATCTACAAAATCATAAAATATATTTTGCTAAAAAACATAGCCAAGAATAGGAGGATATAATGGGAATTATACTTGTTAAAAACAATAAAGGTGGAGTAGGTAAAACTTATATAACTCTACAACTAGCAGCCTATAAGGCATTTATAAAAGATAAAAAAACTTTGATTCTTACTAGCGATTCCCAAAATGATATTTTAAAATTTGCAGGTGTTAAAGTTGATGATACTAGTAAGTTTGGACTTGAAGATTTTATTGAAGGTAAAAGCTACAAAATTAAAAAATTAAGAGAAAATCTTTTCTTCTTGCACTTACAAGGATATAAAATAAAAAGCTCTTTTAATGAATCTTTTAAAAAAGCTATAAATATTTTGAAAGAGGAATTTGACTATATTGTTATCGATGGATCTCCAGTAATGGGGCTAGATAATTTATTTATTGAAATTGCAGACCATATAGTCATTCCAACCTTTCTTGATAATATTACAACTCATTCGGTGTTGAGTATGTTGAAGAAAGTTGATTTGAATAAGGTTAAGGCTATTGTTCCAAATAGAATTGGAAGAACAAAGCTTGAGAAAGAATACTATGATTTTTTAAACAAAAAACTAAGTGTACAAGGAATCCATTTAAGTTTTCCTATTCCTCAGCTTAGCCTTATTTCTAAATTGATAGACAATGAAACTCTCTTATGGGAAAGTAAAGCTCAAAAATTAGATTATATAAAGGGTATTTTCATAAGTATTTGGAAGGAGATAGACAATGAATAAAAATTTAGATAACGATTTTGACATAGTTATATCTTCTAAATCTGAAATAAAGGAATTTAATTTCGACAGTTACAAATTAAATGCTGTTGAAATAGCTACTGTATCTGAACAAGAAAAGATATTTATGAATACATATAAGAAGTACAAAAATAATTTATTTGATATGTGTTCATCATTAGCATTAATTGAAAAAACTTTAAAACCTTCAAATTCCTTTATGGCTTGGTATGAGTCTAAAGGACTTTCAAAAGATGCTGTTTCTGTTTACTTAAAAAGATGGAATTTATATTTGGAATTTCAAAACTATAAAGATAAGATATTTGCTTATTCAGACCAGGCAATAAAAATTTTAACTAATAAAGAACTTCAATACGAAGAAGTCTTAGGAATATTAGAAAATGACATCTATAAGGTTAAAGAAATTAAAAAACAATTACTTCCTGTAATTGAAAAGAATAAACTTGAGTTTCTTCCAGCTGGTCAAAAATTCTTTAACTTTAACAAGATAAAAAGAATGGAAAAGAGAGCTAAAACTCTAAAAGATAATGAAAGAGAAGAATATAAAAAAGAACTAGGTGAATACATTAATAACTTACAAAAGCTTATGGAGGAACTATGATGATTGACAAAAAAACTTTGATAGAAAAGGCTCAAACAACAATAGATTACAATAACTCTCTTGTAGAAGATGATGCTGCAGTCGCTATGCTAGGCATTTCAAGAATTGTAAATCTCAAAAATGAGATAGAAGAGTTAAAAGTCTTTATAAAAGTTTTAAATAGAATAATTTAAAAAAGACTTTATTATTTTTCACTGCAAATAATTGCTCGTGTTAATAAAGCCCTCAGACAGTTTTATTTTAACATTAAATTATTTGCAGTGTCAATATTAACTAGGAGGATAAGATGCTAGAAATAAGAAAAATTAGCGAAAATTTTTATTTAGTTGATGGTGAATATACTGCAAGTACTTTCAATGATGCTGTTATAATTGCTAATCAAAGTAAAGGAAAAATTAAAAATTTTGAACTAGGCTATATGGAAATTAGCCTTTGGAGAAAAATTAAAAATAAACTTAATTTACCATTTCTCTTGTTGGAAAGTTGGATGTGATGTTGTGAGTATACTAAATTTAGCTTTAGCTACTCTTTTGGTGGCGAAAGGTGTTGAAGATGAGAAAAATAAAGAGAACAGAGAAGAGAGAAATAAAAATAAACGAAAAAAAAGAAATAAAGATAACTAGGAAACCTTCTGATGAAAAGTTAAGTGCAGCAAGACTTGCTACTATTTTGCTAAATATCACTAGGGTTTGTGAAAATCATAAGAAAGTTTGGGATAATGAAATTGCTGAACATGATGGTTTCATAAAGTTTGATAAACTTATGCTAATCTCACAAACAAGAGCTTCAGCAGAGAAAATATATAATAACTACTTCCAACCAGAAGATGGAGAAGAAGGTGAAGATATAGAAAATAATTTCTTTTATACTGAGGTTATAGGAGAACAAGCTATGAAATGTATTAATGGTGTGAGTGAAACTCCTATTTTAACCCTTGATGATATTAATCAAAGACTTCCAATAGGATTTATGTCAACTCTTGGTTCCTGGGCCAGAATGGTAAGGGATTTGGATACAGCTAAAATGAGAGGTATTGCTAGAAAATTAGGAATAAAAGATAAAGAGTTAAATCGAGTTTTTAACTTTTCAAACAAATATATGGAATGGGTGTATCAAGATATTTCATTTGCTTAAAAGGAGTAAATAATGGAAATAAAAAAACCTGAAAATTTTAAAGATATATTGTTGTTGCAAAAAAAATTAGATGCCAACATCAATAATATTAGAACTAGAACTTATGAAGATATTAAAATGTCATTAGTAGCAGAATGTGTAGAATTCAACGAGGAAACTATGCTTTCTCATAAAACATGAAAAACAAAAGAATACTGTAGAGATAAGGAACTTGAAGAGTTGGCAGATATTTACTTCTTTTTCGCACAATTAGTCAACTATCTTGATGATAATAGGAATAAAGCTTTAAAAGAAGCAATCTGTTTCTCTTTTGATAAAGAATACATTCGTACAGATAAACCTAATCTTTTAGAGTTTATACACTATGTTTATACAGACAAATTGGCAATAGCTATAGATGAATTAATTGCAATTACGTATCAACATAAGTTTACAACAACTGATATTTTAAATTGCTACTGGGAAAAATGGAATAAGAATATGAAAAGAATAGGTAAGGAATGGAATTAAATATAACAAGGTGGTAGATAAATATGGAAAAGAAGAAAAATGATTTTATTAAAACTACAGTAGTTGAACAAATTGAAGAACTATATAAAAAAATAATTTTAAGGAAAAAGGCTTCATAATGGAAAAAGTAGCCATTTACATAAGAGTTTCTAAAAAAGAGCAAAGTAAGGATAATGGGAGCGAAAGCTCTCTCAATATCCAGTTAAAGAAGTGTTTGGACTACTGTAAAGAAAAGAACTATGAAGTTTTAAAAGTTTATCAAGATGTTGAAAGTGGAAGAGTAGATGATAGAAAAGAATTTAATGAGCTGTTTGAATCAATAAGTAAAAAGATCTATACAAAAATAGTTTTTTGGGAAGTTTCAAGAATAGCTAGAAAAATATCTACAGGAATGAAATTTTTTGAAGAATTAGAATTATATAAAATTACTTTTGATAGTATATCTCAACCATATTTAAAAGATTTTATGACTCTCTCTATATTCTTAGCTTGGGGAGCTGAAGATATAAAACAAATGTCTTTGAGAATAAGAAGCAATTTAGAAGAAAAAACCAAAGCAGGATATTTTGTTCATGGGAATCCAGCAACTGGGTACATGAGAGGGGAAAATAAAATGATTGTTCCTGATCCTGAGAAAGCTCCTTTTATTCTTAAGATTTTTGAAACATACGCAGAGACTCATAACTTGTCTGAAGTTGGTAGAAGATTTAAGAAAACAAGATCAGATATAGTGGAAATAATTGATAATAAAATTTATATTGGTTTTGTTCCTTTTAGAAGATATGTTAAAGAGTTGAATGAGAAAAAGAGAAAAGAAAGCAGAAAAAATATAAAATGGTATAAGGGACTGCATGAACCTATTATTCCTTTAGAATTATTTGAATTTTGTCAGTCTTTAAGAGAAAAAAATATGAAAGTTAGAGCTTCTTTTGGAAATGCAAAACCATATTTATTATATTCTTCTCTTATATACTGTAAATGTGGTTGTAAAATGTATCAGCAAAAAAGAAAAAAAAGCTATGAGACTAAAAATGGAAAAGTAACTCGTACTTACTATTCATATACTTGTGTTAATAGAAAATGTAGAAAAGTTTTCTCAGCAAAAACAATGGATAAAGCAATAAAGAATCTTATTTTAAATTCAAAAGAACTTGAAGAACTAAATCAATATAGCTCTAAAGATAAAAAGAATGAGGAAAAGAAGTTTTTAAAATTAAAAAATGACTTGAAACTACTTGAGAACGAAAAAGAAAGAGTAATAAATTTATTTCAAAAAGGTTATATAAATGAAGAAGAACTTGATAATAAATTTAAGGACATCAATAATGATTTAAAGATAACTAAGGAAAAAGTTAGTGAATTTGAAAAAATCTTAAATATTTCAACTCCAAAAGATATAAAGATTTTAGAAAAATTGAAATTTATAATTGAAAATTACGATGAAGAAGATATTGTTGAAACAAAAAAGATTTTAAAAATATTGGTAAAAGAAATAAGAATAATTTCGTTTAAACCTTTGAAACTTTCTATTTTATTTTATTAAAAAGCAACTTTATATAAGTTGCTTTTTTTTACTGGTGTGATATACTTAAAAAAAAAGGAGTGATGTGAATGGAAGATAAAATTAAACAGTTAGCTAATATAATTAAAAACTCTAAACATCTTGTTTTCTTCACTGGCTCTGGTGTATCGACCGATAGTGGATTGAAGAGTTTTAGAGGTAAAGATGGACTATATAGTAGTTTGTATAAAGGAAAATATAGACCTGAAGAAGTATTAAGCTCAGACTTTTTTTGTACACATAGAAAAATCTTTTTAGAATATGTGGAAGAAGAATTAAATATTAATGGTATCAAACCTAATAAAGGTCACTTGGCTTTAGCTGAATTAGAAAAAATGGGTATATTAAAAGCAGTAATAACTCAAAATATAGATGATTTACATCAAATGGCTGGGAATAAAAATGTTTTAGAATTACAT